GAGTTTATTAATGCACGTCTTCAAATTGATCCAGAAAACGTTGACGATGTTTCAAGGAAGGCGGCGTTGATGGATGAGGGATTAAGAATGTATCGAGAGGCCGTTTCAACAAAACTTTTGGCTGAACGAAATGCAGTAAGCGGAGAACCAGCAGAAACCTTTAATAGAAGGGTAATTACTAGTCCTATTTATGGAGAAGCCAGGACTGAAGTTCAGAAACAGATAGAAAGTAAGCTACAAGCAGAAGAACGTAGGCTTGAAAAACAGAAGCAAGTCCAGAAAGATGTAGAATCAAGTACTCCTGTAGGCTCGCCCAGTTTTTTTGATAAAATTTTTAAGGGTAATTCTGTTCTTATTGACCAGTATAAGGACGTATCTTCGGCTGTGGCTCGGGCTATATCTAAAAATCCAACTTTAGATCGCCCAGAATATCGAGAACAGCTTAAGGGTTATTACGCAGAAATTAAAAAGATGGCTGATGAAGACTTGGCTAAATTTGGTAAAACGCTTTTAGAAGGCGGTTATTATATTTGGGAAACGCCAATGCAAGCTTACGCCGCCAAAAGAGCCAGACAACAAGTGTTTGTTCCGTACCCTATTGAAAAGATGGAAGAAGTTAAGAAAAGCTTTTTAAGCAGAGTAACGGCTACAGGTACTACTTGGACAAATTTTGTTGACAGCCAGACAGGAAAGCCTAGAGAAAGTGTTCGTCTTTATGGGGTTCCAGTTGATGCCAAAACAGAGCTTAATGGGTTGGCTATTCCCCTGTTCTCAAGCCGTGATGAGTTTAATGATGTTTTTTCCAAGCCAGAGCTTGCTAAAAACCTTGCAGATTCCCTCGGCGTTGATATAAACCAACTTAGAGTTAATCAAGCTTTAAGACTTCTTGAGAGGGGACTATGACACCATTTGATGAGGCACTACAGGAAGCCCAGTTATCTGGGGGATACCTCAACCAAGGGGCTTCGGTAACTGAGCCTGTTCAATCTTCTGCCCCTAGAGCGGCTGAAATGTCGGCTACGGAGGAAGCTCCTCAACTTTCTTTAAAGGATTACACGATTGACGCAATTTTGGCTCCGTTTCGTGGCATTGTGTCGGCTGGTGGTTCGGCCTACGATCTTGTTGACACCTTGGCTGGTGACCTTCTGCCAGACCAAGAGTTTAAAAAAGTAGTTTTTGGTAAATATGCTGACAGCGTTACCGCTCCTGGGGCTGTTATTGAAGGTATTTCAGATTTTGCAACTGGCTTCATACCTGGTCTGGGGCTAGTTGGCAAAGCGGGAAAGCTTGCTAAAGCGGCAAAGTTAGGCGCAGTTGTTAAAACTGGTGAGTTTATAACTAAACCTGTTGTTAAAGGTGCTTTGGCTGGGGCAGTTAGTGATTTTGTTGCCTTTGATCCACACGCTCAAAGGTTGTCCAATCTTCTACAAACTGTAGACAACCCTCTTCTTAACAATGCTGTAACAAATTACCTTGCTTCTGACGAAAATGATAGTCAGTTAGAGGGTAGGTTTAAAAATGCTATTGAAGGACTCGGCATCGGTGCGGTTGTTGACACCCTCTGGTATGGCCTCAAAGCGTACAAAGCTCGTAAAACCGCCGTTGAAGCTGGAAAACCAATGGAAGAGGTGGAGCGGGTAACAAATGAAGCGGTCAACCCAGAAGAACTTAAAAGGCTGTTGCCAAGCTCAGACATCTCACCCAAGCCTAGTCTTACCGAAACACCTACACTTGCCACAGACACAGCGGCTCAGTCGAAAGCTGTCTCGCCTAGCCCTGCTATCGAATCCCAACCCAAAGTAGCTACAGAGGGTATCTACACCAAAGAACAAGAAGAGTCTCTTAAGGGCATTGTCAAAAAAACTGCGGATAACTACTTACGCCCAGAAAGCAAAGCGGCCAAAGCCGAAAGACTTTCTGGAATTGATTCGGACGAGTTTAACGGAATTTCCCCAGTTCAAATTGAGGAAATGAAAAAAATCTTTAATTATACTACTTATCGGGACGGAAACGATAGGATTCTTATGTCGTTTATGGAAGCGGCCAAAGAGAAGCTTGGCTACAAGCCGATGACCGATCAGCAACGCTATGATATTGCAACGCCTCTGGCTAGAGCGATTGGACAGGAGCCAGAAGAGTTTATGAAGCGACTTTCTGCTAAAGCTGATGCGGTAAAGGATTTAGATATTACAGTTTTAACAGCTAGGATGGCTTTTGATTCGTCAATGAACTTGTTTAAGCAGTCCTTGGAAGCGGCCAAAACAGGAGACACAAAAGCCCTAAACGATTTTATTGAATATGGTGCTGTAATGGCCGATATGGGTCTTAAAATTAGAGGAATCTTAAGCTCTGCTGGTAAAACCCTGCGCTCTGGTCAAGAACTACGTAGGTTTTTGCAGTCTGTCAATCTTAACGCTTCTGGGCTTCGTAAAGGGCTATTAGGCCGAAGCATCTCTGATCTTTCAATTCCAGGCGCAAGGGAGCTTGTTGAGCGGAGGATTAAAGAGCTTGGCGGTAGGGATGCCCTTGTTCGCAATGCCGACAGGCTAGCTATGGCCTTTGAGTCTGGAAACATTAAAGCCGTTAACTCCCTTCTTCGTGAGGGTCGGTGGATGAATGCCCACAATGAGTTTTGGATTAATTCACTTCTATCTGGTCCGAAAACCGCAATGGTTAACGTTATTGGAAATACTTTTACCACTCTGTACCTCCCATTAGAAGGAGCCGTGGGAGCGGCCAGAAAGGGTAACTTCGGGTTGGCGAAAGAGTTTATTTCTCGATATGGATATATGGTAGAGGCCATTCAAGATGCCTATAAAATTGCTAAACTAGCTTGGAAAACCAACGAACCTAAGTTTATTTCTGATACCTTTACTGACCCAGGAATGAATCGAAACGCCATTTCTGCGTCTAATTTTGACGATTTGATTACAAATCAAGAAGGAAGCTTGGCTAACTTTATTAACGGACTTGGTAATTTTGTTAATCTTCCTACTAGGTTTTTGATGACAGGTGACGAGTTCTTTAAGCAAATTAATGCTAGGTCTGTATCTAAAGCTAGGTTAATGAGCGAGGCTATGGACTTTTTTGCTGATAAGGGGTTGTCTCCCGATGCGCTGGCGCAGAGCGTTGGTAAGTACGTTAATGATCGTATGGAAGTTTTGTTTGACCAAACAGGCAGTTTATTCAACAAGTCAAAGCTGTATCAAGATGCTTACGCACAGGGAACTGAGGCTGGACTAAAAGGCCAAGCTTTGCAGGACTTTATGAAAGAATCTGTAGATCAGCAATGGTCTCGTATGGGTTCTTTGGGTAAAATTTCTGAATATTCTGAAAAAGTAGCCAGAGAAGCTACATTTCAAACTGACCTTGTTCCTGGCACTATGGCTTACAGCGTTCAAAAGTTTGTTGCTGAACACCCCATTGCTAGGCTTGCAATGCCGTTTACACGGACTCCAATTAACATCCTAAAGTTTTTTGGTCAACGTATGGGTCCGTTAGACGTTCCTGGCTTGCGTAGCGTTCATAAACGGATGGTGCAAGATTTGTCTTCTGGCGACCCAAGGCTTATTGCCGAAGCAAGCGGAAGATTTTGGATGGGTTCTGCTATTAGTTTTACTGCCGCTATGATGGGTCTTCGTGGGTTAATTACAGGAGGAGGACCAACTAACGAAGAAGAAAGAAAGGTCTTAGAGTCTACAGGTTGGAGACCTTATAGCTTCCGTGTTGGCGACAACTACGTTTCGTTTCAACGTTTAGACCCATTTGCAACGTTTTTTGGTATGGCGGCAGACTTGGCTGATGCAAGCCGAAGAATGGACTCTGACGAAAATAACAAAATTGTTGCTGGTATGGCTGGTATGGCGTTGGCTTTGACTCAGAATGTGGTCAATAAAAGCTATATGACAGGTTTGGAAAGGTTTATGGAAGCCATTATGTCGCCCGAGCGTTTTGTTCCGAAGCTTCTTAAAAGCCAGCTTGGTTCTTATGTACCTTCCGTTATTGCTCAAGCCGTCCCAACGATTGATCCTTATGCAAGGGAAGCCAGAACGTTTATGGACGCTCTTCTTCGTAGAACCCCAGGAATGACAGGATATGTGGACAAAAAGCGTAATATTCTTGGAGAACCTGTTGAGCTTCCTATGGGTAGGATTCCGTTTGGAGTTGATTATTTAAGCCCAATGGTCGTATCCAAGGATAAAAAAGACAAAGTAATGATGGAATTGGCTAACCTTCAATATGGGTTTTCTATGCCAAGGGCAAATCTAGGGGGTGGACTAGATTTAAGGGAAATCTCCAATAAAAAGGGTCAAACGGCGTATGATCGGTGGCTTGAGCTTCATCAAAGCGTAAAAGTCAATGGCAAGACCCTTCGCCAATCCTTGACAGGGCTTGTAAACTCAACTAATTATAAAAGGTTGTCTGATAAGTCTACGGACAAGTATGACAGCCCTAGAATCCAAGCCGTTAGGAGAATTATTCGAAAATACAGGGACGAAGCCCTTAAAAAGACGTTAAAAGAGTTTAAAGACTTGAACGAAAACTACAATACAGTAAAGCGCAACAAGATTGCTTTAAAGAAGGGGATTAGTGTTGACGAACTAATGCCCCTTAAGTAAAACTATAAGGAAACCTACTTATGCCCCTATCGTTTAACGAAAGCACAGCAACAGGAGTAACTACCCCAGGGTCGTCTCTTGGTACTGATTTTCCCATTTACTTTCCGTATTTGGCAAAAGCTCATATTAATGTTGACTTTAATAAAGTCCTTCAGTCACAGAATAATTTTGTTGTGTATGATGCGAACGAGGCGGTTGTTCCCGCTGGTGCGTTTGGGACAAGCACGGCATTTGTTAGGTTTACTACTGGATACCCAACGGCGGGGGCTATTGTACGTGTGCGAAGGACTACTGAAAAGGGTTTTCCATTAGTTGATTTCCAAGACGGATCAGCTTTAACTGCTGACGATCAAGATTTAGCGTTTCTTCAGAATTTTTACTTAAACCAAGAGTCAGTAGAACAGGCTGATAATGCTCTTGGAAAAGTTGGTTTGGTTTACTACGCAAACGGCATTCGCATTACAGAAGTAGGACAGCCTACTCAAAATAACGATGCCGCTACTAAGCTGTACGTTGATACCCAAGACGCTTTAAAAGTAGCAAAGGCTGGCGACACAATGAGCGGTGCGCTTGCGATGGGTACTAACAAAATTACTGATCTTGGTACTCCCACTCTTAGTACAGACGCTTCTACCAAAGGCTATGTTGATACTAACGATGCTTTAAAAGTAGCTAAAGCTGGCGATTCAATGACAGGATCGCTGGCTATGGGAAATAATAAAATTACAGGACTTGGTACTCCAACTGCTAATGACGATGCCACAACTAAAAATTATGTGGATACCGCCGATGCTTCTCTAACTAGCAGTAAAGTTTCAAAAAGCGGAGATTCGATGTCTGGTTCGCTAGCAATGGGCAATAACAAGATTACTGGATTGGGAACACCTACTGCTAGTACAGATGCCTCTACTAAAGCGTATGCCGATACTAAGCTGTCTTTATCTGGTGGAGTAATGACAGGGGTTGTGGATTTTGGAGGATTTCAAATTACAGATATTGCCGATCCAACCTCCTTATCAGACGGAGCAACTAAACAATATGTAGATTCGTCTATTCAGCAGTATATTACTACTGGCGGGGTTACTGGAAACCCAACTAGGTGGCAGTTTACTGGAAACGGATCAACATTAATTTTTAACATAACTGGTGCAACTGCTATTTATACGAATAGTTATTTAGTAACCATAGATGGAGTTGTCCAAGACCCTACTTATTCTTACAATGTTTCCATTGCTGGGGGTACTCAAACTCTTACGTTTGACCAAGCACCTGCGTCTGGAACAAGGATTGTTGTCATTGCTCTTGGATATGCTTTGCCAACTATTTCAGCGATCCCAAACAATACTGTAAGCACTAATTCTATTGTGGACGATGCTGTTACGTCAGCAAAGTTGAGAGATGATGCGTCAGTAGACGCAAACAGGGCTGTAACTACAAACCATATTAGGGATTTAGCTGTAACAACTGGAAAACTGGCTGATGATGCAGTAACAGCGGATAAGCTAAGAGACGATGCGGCTACAGATGCTAACAGAGCCGTCACTACAAATCATATTCGTGATTTGGCTGTTTCTACAGGAAAATTAGCTGACAATGCTGTAACGGACGCAAAACTTTCTAGCGATGCAAGTGTTGACGCTAATAGAGCCGTTAACACTAATCATATTAAAGATAATGCAGTAACTACCGCTAAAATAGCGAATAATGCAGTCACAAACGCAAAACTTTCAAGTAGCGCAACTACTGACGCTGATCGTGCTGTTGGCACGGACAGCATTAAAGATAACGCAGTTACTAACGCAAAGCTTGGTGGTGGCATAACAGCGGCTAAGTTAGTTAACAGCGGCGTTACTGCTGGAACTTATGGAAGTACAACTCAATCACCTCAGATTATTGTAAACGCTCAAGGACAAATAACGTCTGCTTCTAATCAATCTATTGCCTTTCCTCAAAGCAAGTTTGTAAATTATTGGAATATTTTAAAAACTGACACTTTTACAAACGCAAATGGTTGGAGGCCGATGAGCATTACTGGGTTACAAGTTGGAAACACAAGTTTAGTTTCTCCAAGAACAGGAGGAGCAATTACTTTAAGCTCGGCTTCTAATAAAGTTATGCTTTCTGGGGTCGTGCAAACAGGGGACTCTTCTAATTACCAAGTCGGGCTTCTTTTAGCTAGATACCAAACGAGTGCTGTGGCTGTAAACGCCACTACAACGGTTGCTGGAAGTTGGTATCAAATTATAACTCTTGGAACCACAACTTTTACAAGTTTTGGATCACAAGCTCAGCTAGTTGGTACTTATTTTAGAGCTACTGGGGCTTGTACAGGAACAGGAACAGTACTTCCTGTAACAATGGTAGGTATGGGAGCTATTACAGGAGCAAGAGTAGCGAGCTTGTCTGGTAGGACAATTCAAGCTGGTGGTTACGTAATTTTCCCAACAACTTTCTCAGTTATTGACACTCCTGGCTTTACTAATGTTACTTATGATTTATTGATGTTTGGTTATCAAACTTTCACAACATACGTAAATAGAAGCAACTCTTGGCAAGCTGGGTCTGGGAGCGGATCATCGGCAAATTCTTATGATTTGTGTCCTTCTTCATCATTTACTGCTATTGAGTTACAACCATAAGGGGATTTATGGATATTTCAAAAATTCTTCAAGAAATTAGACCTAATTGTTTTTATTCTATCAATGGTGATTCATACGATGGGCTTGTATGGGAGGATTGTAATACGCAATCAAAACCATCTTTAGAAGAAATTACTGAAGCTCACGAAGCTTTTAAAAATAAATGGCTTTGGGAGTTTACTAGAACAGAAAGAAATAGACGTTTACAAGAATGCGATTATACACAGCTTCCCGATTTTACTGGAAACAAAGAAGCTTGGGTTTCTTATAGAAATGCTTTAAGAAATATACCTCAAACTTTTGGGAACCCAGAATCAGTTGTATGGCCTTCAAAACCAAATTAAAGGATTTTTATGCCTATTATAAAAGCCACAGATAAAGTATTAGATTTAAGCAATGGATCAGTCAGCTTAACTAAGCTACAGCAAGTTGTTAGTGACGTGTTTTGCATAAATTTAGGACACGACAGCATTTCACCAACAGCAAATACGTATAGGTTCGGTCAGCTTTACCAGTTAGCCCCTGTAACTGGGGTTGGAGACCCATCCAGAAATGTTATAGTGCCATTTAGCGGCGATTTAATAGCCGCAACTATAGTTTACAGCAGAACCGCAACTGGTACTTCTGGTAATTGCTCTTTATCTGTGGTTAACGTTACAACTGGTGGGGCCGCATTTACCATTACAAATGGTTTAAACTATTTTAATGCACAAAATTTTAACGCTTTATACACAAGTTTTGTTTCTTCTGGAACATTTTCTGTTTCGGCTGGGGACACAATAACTGCTGAGTGGGTTGTTCCTACTTTGGCGACCTACCCAACAGCTATTAGACATTCTTTTTCATTATGGTTTAAGAGGATTCTTGCGTGAGTGAAGAACTGCATCGTTCTCTTGGTCGGCTGGAAGGTAAAATTGACCACGTTTTAAATAACCAATCAGCCTTTAAGGAGACTTTTGAGCGTCACGATGAGCGTCTTCGTCACCTTGAAAGCTGGCATTATAAGTCTCTTGGAGTTATTGCCGCCCTTACTTTCTTTTTTTCCCTAACTTGGGAGTGGATTAAAGACGTTTTTGGGAAGCACCAATGAGCGTTACAGACAGCAAACCAGCTTTAGAAGAGCTTCATTCTGTTGTGGCAGAGGAGCTTCTAGCTCGTATTAAAAGCGGTGACGCAAAACCCGCTGATTTGGCTGTGGCTGTCAAGTTTTTAAAGGATAACGGAGTGGATGCGTTAGCTTCTAACGATTCACCATTAAAAAGGCTTGCACAAGTCTTGCCGTTTGCCGAGACTGAGCTAAACCTAAACTAAAGGATAACAACAATGGCAAGAGACACAAAAAGACAAGGACGGACAGATTATTCTGTTCAAACAACTATGGCTTCTCCCGCCACTTTTGGGTATGGGGATAAAACTAAAGTCACTCAACTTGGGCGTGTATGGAACGGCGGTGGTGGTAGCGATGGTGCGGCCAACTCCCAAGTTGGTCAGTACTACGGCTATGCTCAGAGGGCTGGAAAACAGACTCAGAACTCTTGGTACGATTATTGGAGGGCTGGGTCGGATGTTTATGGAAAATTGACCGAAAGGCTTTTGGAACAGAAGTCTGCGGCAAAAATGCCTTCTCGGTTGACCCTTCTTATTGATAAAGACAAAAGCTCTACTGAAGGTAAAACTGATTTGGTTTCTGAAGAGAACAAGCCAATTCAGCTTACGGCTGAAGACATTTTGAAGGCACGTCTGGCTAAATTAGGCCGTAAAGGGCGTGTTGTGATGCCTTCATCTTCTGCATCTAAAGATGAGCCTATGGTTAATATTAGCTCTGGTGGAGCTATTGGGCTTAACTTTGCTTAAGGAGTTATATGCAATACGGAAGACAGGGACGTACACCATCTACACAAACTAAAGTAACCTCTGTTGCTGGAAAGCCAGCGGAGTTTAAAACAGAAAGAACTTATCAGTTTACTAATATGGGGCAGGGGACTGCCGATCAACAGAGGCAATGGTGGGATTATTTTAACTCTCTTCCAAACAGAAAACACGGAAAGCTCCTTGATCCTGGCATTCAAGCTGGGATGATTCAAACGGCAAATCGTGGTGTTCAGATTAAAACTTATTTTGATACAGTAAGTCAATCAAAAGCGGCTGAACCAGCTAAAATAAAGTTTCAAAGAGACGCTTTGGCTATTGAAAAGACCAAAGAAGGCAAACAAGACCTTGTTGACGATGTTAATAAACCTGTTCAAGCCACCGCTGAAGACATTTTAAAACGGCGTTTGGCTTTAATTCGTATGAAAGGCCGTGCGTCTATGCCAGCAAGCCAAGGGGCAACTAAAGACGAGCCTACTGTAAATATTAGTTCTGGTGGAGCTATTGGACTTAACTTTGCTTAAAAGTATGTCTAACACTAGAGGATCAGCTAGGATTAGTCGGCCTTACGCCAAGTCGTCTTATATTGCTAACCCAGCACGTACTGATTCATTTAGTCCAGTTTCTTATACTAAGACTTTTTCAATGGAGGCGTTAAACCCCTCCGCAAATTATTCAAGTTTTAAAGGACTTAGCGAAAATTTAAGGTCTAAATCAAAACCTTTTTCTCCAAAAATATCTTCTTTATTGTCTGGTATTTCAATTAGTGGAAATAAAGGTTTAAAAAATTTTCAATCAGCGGCTTCTGCTAACTACAGCAAAGAAAAATCCGCTTACGAAAGCTCAAAAAGCGATTGGCTAAGTTCTCTTACTCCTCACGCCCACATCACTAAAACTTCTACAAGCAGTAATACTAAAAAGGGGTCTTTTAGAGGTACGTCTACACCTCCAATAGTAAAAACTGAATCTACATCTTACAATGTTTACGAATACATTAATCGCCCCACATATTCTTATTCTGCGTCTAAATCCCCAGTTGCAACTGAGGGAGGAAGAAAGCAACTGACAATTATGCCTGTTGCCGAGGGTAAGGGTCAATTAGTTGCCGAAGCTCCCACTTCTGGGTACACCGCTGAATCTACGTTAAAAAAGAGGCTAGGTCAGATTCGGAGGTCTGGAAGGGCTTCTATGCCTTCATCTTCTGGTTCTGCTGATGAACCAACTATTAACATAAGCTCTGGGGGAGCAATGGGCTTAAATTTTGCCTAAGATGCCTGGTGAATCTGAAGATTTTGCACAATGGAGCGAAGACGAAATTCTAAACGAGCTTCGCTATTTGCTTGCTGAAAATTTTATTAATGTTGTTGAGCGAAACGGAGAATATTATTTTGTAATAAATGACGAGGTTGACGAGGTATGAGAGACTACGCCAAAGAATACCGAGAATACCATAGCAAGCCCGACCAAATCAAAAACAGGGCTATGAGAAACGCCGCTAGGCGGCTTATGATTAAAAAGCACGGAAAAGAAGCCCTAAAAGGCAAAGACGTTGACCATTCTGATGGGAACCCACGAAACAACGGAAGGGCTAATTTAAAAATTACTTCAGTAAGGTACAATAGAGCTAAAAAATAATGAAGTTTCATAAGTTTGGGAAGTGGAAAACAGCCCCTTATGGGAAAAAGGTAACAAAAGACCAAGAAGACGCTATTATTGCAAAATACGATTGGGATTACGCCATAAAAGCAGTAAAAGAAGGCCGAAAAAGGGCTAAAAAGCGGTAAAAAACGGACAATTTTTGAATTTTTTATAAAATACCAGCATTGATTTGCAATCACTTACAGTTTGTTTACAAGTTTAGTCCTATAAACATTGACCCTTACGCACAATTAGGGGTAAATTTCTTACAAAAATGGATATAGACCCACGTTTAAAGGACTTTCGTAATTTTTTGTATATTGTCTGGAAGCATCTCCATCTACCAGACCCAACTCCCATCCAGTACGATATTGCTAATAAAATCCAAAACGGACCCAAACGGCAAGTGGTAGAGGCTTTCCGAGGTGTCGGTAAAAGCTGGATCACTTCTGCCTTTGTTGTTCACCAGTTACTATTAGACCCGACCCTTAACTTTCTTGTTGTATCGGCTAGTAAGAACAGAGCAGACGATTTTTCTACCTTTACCTTAAGACTTATTCAAGAAATCCCCATTCTTCAACACCTTATCCCTAAAGAGACACAGCGTAGTTCTAAAATAGCTTTTGACGTTGGACTAGCCCCAGC